TATGTCTTGTATAATGAAGTTTAAATTTACTAAATAAATCTTACATGATTAAATATCGAATAATTTCGAAGAAAATTCTTTCTGATGGATTGAGTGCCGAGGACGCTACGACAGCTTTGGAAATGTACAAACATATCAACGGCGAAAAAGACGTTGACATTGAGAAATATGACGACCTTACCCAGAAGAAAGTAAGATACGGCCGTAACCCTGACTTGCACTGATCCTTATAAATAGTCCAAAAGGCTGTTTAAAGGATTATTATGGCAGAGCAACATGGGTATTTTATGGGGCAGGACGGGTTTGTCTGGTTCGTCGGCGTAGTAGAAGACAGGGATGACCCCGAGCGAATTGGAAGAGTTCGGGTCCGTTGTCTTGGATTTCATACAGAAGATTTAGATAAACTTCCTACGGCAGATTTGCCGTGGGCTCATGTCATGCATCCTGTGACTGATCCATCGATGCATGGGATGGGCAATACACCTTCTTTCCTTGTTGAGGGTGCTTGGGTGGTCGGGTTCTTTAGGGATGCGTATGAGAAGCAACAACCTGTCATTATAGGTTCGTTGCCTGGCACTCCTGCGAAAGCTGCTACTCATACAACAGGATTTAACGACCCCAGAAGTCCGCTTCATCCAGACGGGTCAAAACAATTACCTTATGCTAGAACTCCCAAGTATGGTCCCTATCCTTTAGCTGAGGACCAACCTAGACACTCTGGTCATGCAATTGGTGAATCAGACACTAATAGATTAGCACAAGGCGAAGTATCAGAAGAACACGGTTCTCTTATAAGAAGGCGTCTGATGAGGATGCGTGGTGATCCTGAAAAGGAAGACTCAACAGCTGGTAAGGATGATACATCAACAGAGGATATCGTATATGGCACCGGCATTCCTATCGCAACACAACCATACCTTAAACAAACGTCAACCGCTGCGGTTCAAGAAACCCGTGAGTGGTGGGATGAACCTGATCCTAAAGGTATTAAGAAATATGCTGCAGCATATGCTTCTGGTCAATACCCGTATAATCATGTCTATGAAAGTGAATCTGGGCATATACATGAAATAGATGATACCAAGGGTGGAGAAAGATTATATAAACAACATATGTCTGGAACATTTGAAGAAATACATCCAGATGGGGCAAAGGTTGTTAAGATACTTGGTAACAACTATGAGATTATTGTTGGAGATTCGAATGTTGCTATATTTGGGGATGTTAATATAACAACCACTGGAACGGTACGAGAGCTCATTAAGGGCGATTACATTCTAGAGGTAGAAGGTAACTATACTCAAAAGATACACAAGAACCATCGTGTCAAAATTGGTGCTGGTACTAGTGGTGGAAATAGGGAAGAAGAGATAAGAGGCAACCATGCATCACAAATTAATGGTGATGTAAAGAGCAGGATTACTGGAAACATAGATACAATAATTGAGAAATCCGAAACCAGATTTGTAAATGACTATAGTTGGTGGAGTGTTCAAAATGATATTCATATAGCTTCAACTGGACCTGTATATACAGCAGAAGGCCCTAAAATAGGTGAAGCTTCTGGTAATATTGTTATGGTTGCTAACAATAATTTGTCAACCACAACTCTATCAGGAATAACATCATTCAAGTCTGGTGATAAGTTAAATATGAAGTCAGCTGATGCAATGGTAATCAAATCTGAGACGACGATGGCGACAACGACGATGGGTGTACATACTATTGATTATAATGGTGATGCACATGTTCGTTACGATGCTGATTATTATAAACACGTTGGTGCTGATACATTCTTGTTTGTTGATGTTGGTGTTGATCATACACAAACAGTTCCGAAAACGAGAACAGGTGCTGTTGATGTTACCGAAACAACTGTGAACAATTTGGAAGATTAAGAGGTAATTATGTCTGATTTTAAACTCCCAAGCTTGTGCGGCGCAAGTGAAAAATTTAATAATATACAAAGTAAGTTTGAAAAGACTATGAATACTTCTATTGATGGATTAGAAATTGATGCATCATCACTTAAAACTCTCTTGGATACAGATGTTAATGAATTAATGGGAGAGGTTAAATTAATGATTTCTGAAGTGCCAGCTCTTCCTGATGTGAATTTGCAATCAGAATTAACAAGTTTGTCTGGTTTGTCTCCCGGCAGTTTTGCTTATAAGACAAAATTAGCTAGTCTTAAATCAAAATTTGATACTGGATTATCTGCTGGTGGATTTTCTTTGGATACATTAGTTTCTGAAGCTGCCGATATTACTTCTGGCAAAGTACCGAAAGGTTTGATTCCTGATTTGCCCGGACTTCCTGATGTGGATTTACAAGGAGAATTGACAAAGTTATCAGGTTTATCTTCTGGGAGTCCAGCTCATACTGCCATGTTGTCTGGACTTCAATCAACAGCGGGTGATGCGTTAGCCGCTAGTGGCACTTCTTTGGATTCTTTGGTTTCTGCTGCCGCTTCAGCTGCAGCGGGCCTACCAGGCGCCGGAGATATGTGTAATTCGATTCCCAATTTTACTATCCCGGCCGCTGGCGGCGATGCAATTGAAAAAGCTGCTGGAATATTACAGGCCGCAGCTGATGCAGAAGAAGAAACCCCTTCTGTTCAAGTTTTAAATTCTTCTGTTACTGATGCAGCAACTCAAGCATCAGATTCTTTTAAAGAATTTTGGCGTGACCCTGATAAAACTGAAGAATTGCCTACAAAGGATGAGGGAGCATTTACATTAGTTGAAAAATTTACAACTGTTTCATCGGGAGCAACAACAACTAAAGTTACCACACCTGTGGATGCAATCGAAAGGGAAGGTATTAACTGGGTAAAGAAAAATATTAGTACTGTCGGATTTTCCAGCAGGCCATTTAAAATAGGTGGTATTACATTTAACAGTAAATTTGATCCTAATTAACAATGATACGGATAAGAAATACTATAGTAACTTTACGTGTCCTATATTGGATGCCTGACTATAAGCACATCCTTCAAGAGTTCATTTGGCAAACTGCTGATGTTAGACCAGAGTATCCAAGAGTACACAGGTTTTTAAATTATTGGCATGACAATATTGAGTCGGTAATTTCTGAAATTTATATTGCGGATTCTTATAAATAATAAAAACAGGAGTCTATAATGGCAACACCAACTGCTCATAAAGATGCACAAGGTCAAAACGATATTGCTCGTAATGCAAGACAGTATATAGACTTGGACCTTTTCTTTGGAAAAAAATCTGTATCGAAAGATATTAATATAGTAACAGATATTCAAGCCATCAAGCGTTCAATTCGTAATCTCGTATTAACCAATCATTATGAGAAACCTTTCCATCCAGAGATTGGGTCTGGTGTACGAGATATGTTGTTCGAACTAATGACTCCATTAACAGCCCATGTTCTTACAAGACTTATAGAAGATGTAATTGTAAACTATGAACCTAGAGCGAAAATAGTTGGTATTGATGTTTTGCCAAATTTGGATCGCAATGAATATGAATGCACAATATCATTTTTTGTTGTTAATGCTCCAACAGAACTTGTAGACTTAACAATATTTTTAGAGAGATTACGATAATGGCTGTAAATAAAAAAAGATTGACAGTGACAGAGTTTGATTTTGATGATGTAAAAAGCAATCTAAAAATTTTCCTAAAGGGACAGACAGAGTTTACGGACTATGACTTTGAAGGTTCTGGCATGAATGCTCTGCTAGATGTCCTTGCATATAATACACACTATCTTGGTTTCAATGCGAACATGTTGGCGAATGAAATGTTCCTAGATAGTGCGTCGTTGCGCTCAAGTATAGTTTCTCACGCTAAGACTTTGGGATATGTTCCTAATTCTGCTCGTGCTTCAGTGGCTACTGTTGATGTGAATTTAAATACCACATCCTTAACTTCTGTGACAATGCCTGCCGGTACTGTTTTCACTACCAGTGTTGATGGAACAGATTTTCAGTTTGTAACAGCTTCTGATGCAACAGCATCTACTATTGGGAATATCATCCCCTTTTTGAATACTAAAATTTATGAGGGGACTTTTATTTCAACAAGATATACAGTTGACTCGTCTGATGGTGATCAAAGATTTCTTCTCACGGATAACAGAGCAGACAGAACCACATTGACTGTTAAGGTTCAAACTTCATCATCTAATTCTGATACCGCAACATATACTGAAGCAACAGACATAACTCAAGTATCAGCTACAAGTAATGTTTATTTTATTCAAGAAGTTGAAGTAGGGAAGTTCGAAGTATATTTTGGTGATGGTGTAGTTGGTAATGCTTTAGAAGA